GGAGCTCGTCAGGCTTCTTAAGATGCAGTTGGACAATAAAGGTGTTGGGTACTGCGAGGATGGTAAGCTACGGTACAGTGTGGATGGGAGACGGTTTTCTGGAGACATGAACACAGCATTGGGCAATTGCATCATTATGTGTGCCATGGTATACTCATACGCCAAAGAGCGTGGAGTCACTATCAAGCTTGGTAATAATGGTGATGATTGTGTTGTATTCATGGAGCGTCCAGATGTAGAACGTTTCTCTGAAGGATTAGACCAATGGTTCCTGGATTTGGGTTTCCGCATGACGGTGGAGGCACCGGTGTACAATTTTGCATGTGTTGAGTTCTGCCAGATGCACCCTATTAATACGATAAATGGGTGGGTTATGGTTAGAAACTTTGACACAGCAAGGGAGAAAGACTCACTATCAATCATACCTCTCAATAATGAGAAGTTGTTTAAGAAGTGGATCTACGCTGTAGGTGAGGGTGGGCTGGCTTTAACTAGTGGAGTTCCTGTATTCCAATCGATGTACACAATGTACATGCGAAATGGAGTCCAGAGCAATATTGGTCGTCACCCCGCTATGCAGACTGGGGCTAGAATGTTAGCCCGAGGTCTCTCATCGAAGACCAGCGTTATCACCCCAATGGCTCGAGTGACATTTTTCGAGGCATGGGGTGTTACCCCTGACGAGCAAATCGCGTTGGAAGATCATTTTAGGTCCTTAACTCTTAATTATGAGACGAGGGCCATTGATAGTGATAGCGAATACACCAGAGCACCACTATAATGTACGGAAATTTTTGTGGCCCGTATTGGTCCAATGGAGAACTGCAAGAAAGCGTTATACCCACTGTGGAAGCGGTTGATTCACTCGATGAAACATGTCGTAACCACGATGAGGTGTACGCAAGGGGTGGAGATCTCAAAGAAGCAGACCAAGAGTTCTTTAATACCAATTTTGGTAATGGAGTGCTTGGAACGCTCTTCTCTCTCCCTGTCGGCTTGCAGTACCTACTGAGGGCCAGTGATATTATTAAAAACGTACCACAAGTAATATCTCACCGAAACGAAACAATGGCAAAGAACAACAAGCCGAATTTACGCGGGAGTCAACCCGCAAAACAAAAATCCACCACACCCCAGCAACGTAGGACATCCGCGGGTATGGTTATGACCTCCTCCGCACCTCCAGTGTCGTATGGCACACTGATCCGCGCTTCAGAGCCACGGATGCAGCGTACCACTGACTCAGC